ATTGTGGTGGCTGACCACCTCCCCGATGTACAAGCATGCCCCGCCGCATATCGTCAGCGACATCAGGACGCAGGCAAACACGGGGGAAGCCTCGGCAAAATCCAGGAAACGTGCCGGTACTTCGGAGAGCTTACACATGCCTTTACTTCTTGAGTGTTTGCACGATGGGCGGAACGTCCGTAACAGGCTGGGCCTGACTGTAGGAGATATGCCCCGGTTCCAGCACCAGGCAGGAGCCGTCCTTGCATACCTCGGTGCGGTCCGGGGTGACGTCCACGGAGTGCCCGCAGCCAGTTACGGTGATATAGCCAGCAGCGGCCAACGCCCCGATAATGGCACCGATGACGTACTTGACCCAATTCCCCCAGCGGGCGGATGCCGCCTGCTGGGCCTTTTCAATGTCTTGTTTATTGATGTTCATGGTTTATTGTTTAGTGAAATGCTTGAAAAACTCCACGGCGGCGGGGTCCGTGAGGACAAAAACCGGGTAGTCCGAGACTGTAAAAATCCTGCGGCCTTTGGTCTCCGCATGGACGGCCTCAACGGTCAAAGACACCGCATCAATCATTGTATAGGCACCATCCTCCGCAAGGGTCAGGACATCTTTTCCCAGCCTTGCCCACACCTGCACCGCCTGCCACGGTTCCGCCAGTCCAACCAGCGCGGCAACAACGGCCTGCATGGCCGGTGCCTGCTCCGCCGGTATCTCGTCCTGCGTATAGCGTGCCGGAGGTCTATATCCGCCCTTGTCCTGATAAATGGGCGTCAGAGTGAATTCCTGCCATGTTCCAGGCTTCGGAAACTGAATTTGTATTTCTGCGTCGTTCATCATTAGAGGGGTATGTTAATGTCCACAAAATCTGCCGTTTCTTCGGCTTCAATATCGTTTCTTGCCAATGCTTCCAGCGCGTAATAAACGGGATTGATGTTGCCGGGCTGGTAGAGGGTGCGCACCGCAGACCCCACCTGCATGTACACATCCCCGCTCGCGTTCCCCGGCAAATCAGTAACTATCGAACTAATCCCTACGCCCGTTTCAAAGGCATTAACGCCGCGCACCGCCGCAATTTTATGCAGCTGCACCGTCTGCCCTCCGCCCGTCAGCAAATAGAGGCTGCCGTACGAAATATATTCGCTCTCGAATTTGTACTGGGTTCGTTGATGATAGATAATTTTATTAACGATTGAAGGTATAGGCTCGTTATGGGAGGCCGGAATAAAGCTGGTTGTGGTTTTCACTTTCCAGCCATCTGCGGCTGTCAGCGCGTAAATCTCACGCACTCGCACCGTATAGCCGTTGCGCTGTGTGTCTCTGATATTATCAAAGGTAATGTCCAGAATTTCGCCGCTGTTGTGGGCCAGATTGTTACCGGGGATGACGCTGTAAGAATCCAGCGTTAAATCAGATCTTGTCGTTTTGCTGCCTCGTCCGATGCCTATGGTAATTTTGCCTGCGCCGAGTATGCGCCACGGAATGGAGAATCCCGCAAAGTTGGAATAATTATGTTGACCGTTAGGCCCTGTGAAGGGAAAGACAATCGTGCTGTGAGTCCCGGCAGGCACTCTAACCTGCGCATACTGGCCGGGAATGAGAACGGTAGTTGCCGCCGTCCCTGTCGCCGTAATGCTGCCCGTGTTGAGGTAGGCGTGCTGGGAAAAAATGTCCGTCACTCCGGCCAAGCCTGCGGCATGCAGGCGATTGACCGCTGACGTATCCGTCGGCGCGCCCACAGCCAGCGGGATGTTGACGCCGCCGTTGGCGTTAATAGCCCCCGCCGCCGTAAGACCTCCGGCCAGCGTCATGTTGCCGGATGCGTCCACCTGCGGCATGGCCGCCAGGGCGTTAGCCGCCGCCGTCGCGGAATTGGCCGCACTTGTGGCGGATGTCGCAGCATCGGAGACCGACTTGGATGCCGCGGCTGCGTAACTTTCAGCAGAGGATTCGGATGCGGCGGCATTATGGGCAGACGTGGACGCGGATGCGGAGGAAGACGCGGCATCAGAAGCAGACGCAGCGGCGGAGGATTGAGAGGACGCGGCATTGGCTTCGGACATGGACGCATTAGAAGCAGAAGCGGCGGCTGCGGTTGCAGAACTCATGGCATTGGCTTCGGAGCTGGCCGCCTTGGCTTCCGAGGACGCCGCGTTTGCGGCGGAATGGGCCGCATCCGAAGACGAGGACGCGGCACTGGCTGCAGACGCAGCCGCGTCGGTAGCGGAAGAAGCCGCAGCGGCTGCGGAATTGGCCGCACTTACTTCGGAATTGCCCGCATTGGTGGCGTACTTCTTGGCCTGCTCCGCATACCAGGCGGCGCTGGACGCGTTGTCAAGCATGACCTGCACGCAGCCGCTTCCTTCCGGCAGCTGCACGACGACCGCGCCCGCCACGGCCTGCTGTTCGTCCGGCAAGTCAGGCGTTACACGGCCCGCAGAAACAAAGCATCCGTAGAGCAGCGGTCTTTCCTCGTTTCCGTCGTCCATGAAGACGTCGTAGGACCACCTGCCCGCAGGCACCGAAGCCCAGGAAAGCACGCCGTTACCCTCATCGTCGCGGGAAAAGCCGAACTCGGCGACGCCTGTCTTGAGACGGACAGCGCCGCGGAGGGTGACGCCGCTCATGTCGACGGGATCCCCCTGAAAATCTACCACACGGACGACCAGCGACTGGTTCAGCCCCGTGACGGTCCGGATATCGTATTTGCCTGCCTGCTGCCTGGGAAAAAAGAGGATGCGGGGGCGCAGCGCGCCCCCTGGTGAAACGCGTCAGGAACCCGGCGCCGGCGTCACGTCCTGCACATTGGAGGGCGTGAACTGGTACTTGCCGCGATAATCCATTTCGAACTCGAACTGGGGTGAAGCAATCGCCGTGGTGTGTTCGGGATCCTGCAGGAGGCGCAAGGCGCCATGCGCCGTTCCGACCAGATAGATAGTACCCACGTCGTTCTGATACCAGAAGTGAAGATACCCCTCAATCTTATTGTCGCCGCCATGTCCGACGGTGGTCGATTCCTCGCCGTTGGCGGGAGGCGCTCCCAAGGCGAAAGAAAGCTGGAACCATTCGGGGGACATGTCCGGCGTGGTGAAGGTCATCCGCTTGCCGGTCGTGGTGTTCTTGCGCTGCTGGCGATATCCCAGCGCACCGCCGTAAAAGCGCGTCACTTCCCCTTCGACCTGGGTGGCGACGGACTGGAACGCTCCCAGCAGCCCGAAGCTCACCCAGGGCTGTTCAGGCCCGGCGGTCGGATCCGTTGGCGGAGACGTCGGAGGCGTCGGAAACTGGTCCGGCCCGGTGACGTAAGAAGCTCCCTCGTCTTCGGTCACCTTGATGCCGTCGGGGAGGAAAATAGCCAGAACGCCGGTAATCTGCGGCGTGACGTTGCGGTTCGTGAATGTGGGATCGTATGTAGTTGCCCTGGTGCTTGAAACGGTTAGTAGATGATTGTTGCCTTGCCGTCGGCTTCCAGCTTATCGGCGAGTTCTTTCGTAACACGAATATGCGCTCCTTTCAAGAACGTTGAGCGCCCTATCCTCACTTCTTTGGACAGAATGAGGATGTTCGTGTTGATGACGGCGGCCTGCTCCGTCTTCTTCTCCGGTTCGGTGTTGGCTGCAGCTGCTTTGCTCATTTGATGTCAACAAGGTTGAGGGTTGCCAGAGCTTCCGCGATGGTCGCGGGAAGTTCCGGGGTGTCGGTTTTCATGGAGAGGCTGATCACCAGCCCTCCGTCCAGTTCGGCACGGGTGCGAATGACCCGCACGGCCTTCTTGTCAGTTGTTTTCTTCTTCTCGTCCGGTGCGGACGGCGTTTTGCCGGCGGTTTCGGAAGATTCGTCCGGCTTCGGGGCGCTCTTCCGCACGGCCTTCTTGTCAGTTGCTGATGCTTTGTTCATAGAATTCTTGCTTGGTTCTCATGTTAATATTAACCGGGACACGGTAATCCACGGTCAAAACGTTCATTTGCCGCTTCTCGCCGTCAATGATGGCAGAGGAGGAAAAACGGCCTTTGATTTTGGGTTTCATCATCGCCGGTGCGGAAAAGGGAAGAGGATTCCAGTTCCACAGGGCTTCTTCAATCACGTCCCCCACCGCCCGAAGATAATAATCAGGCGTCAGGCATGCCGCCGGGAACAGGGACGCGTTGTGATAAATGGAGGCGATGATGAAATACTGACGCCACATCGTCGGCGCTTCCGTTTGTCCGTGCCCGTCCTGGTATTCTGCCGCGTCCCCGGGGCACACCAGAACAACGCCGTTGTTGCCCATCGCCGACATGATGATGTCGTTGGCGGCGTACTGTGGGTCAAAGGGACGTTCGAAGATGTGGCAGTTCAGGGCTCCCAGGTTCTTCAGGCGCTCAATGATGCGCCGGCACATGGTCTGGTCGATGGAAGGGATCATGGTTCGTTTCCGATGTTGGCGAGGTAGGTTTCCGCGGCGCGCTGCGCCATCCGGTCCATCGTCGGGAGAATTCCCGGCGTGGGCGGGATCGTGACTTCGCGGCACAGCACGTAGAGCACGTCGCCTGTTCTGGCTCCCTGCCGGAACAGCTTGCGGGCCGCTTTCTTTCCGGTAGATGATTGTGCCGTCTTGAGGATGAGGACGCCGGTCACATTGCCGTTGCGTCCTCCGTTTTTGGAGGGGATGAATTGCAAGTCCTCTCGGCGGAAGCCGGCGCTGTAAATGCTCCGGGCCCCGCCATGGCCGCGGGGGGCGTTGATGGTAGGGATGGCCAGGTTCCGGATCGGGTTCCCGGTGATTTCCGAGGTGCGCCCCGTGGGCCGGAGCGGGCCGCCCAGATAACCCTGCGTGCCGATCCAGTGAAGACCGATGCCGCGCCAGGCGATGGAGACGCTGACGCCCTCGGCGGTTTCTTCCATGGTGGTGGCGTCCGCCGCGCCGTCGTAGTAGTCCTTGCCCTGCTGGCGCAGGGTTTCCTGGATAAGCAGGCTCAGGGCGACGCCGGCCTTGCGGATGGCGGTTTTGTGCCGGGCCGCGGACGGCTCCATGTCGGCAAACGCCCGGTCAATCGCGGTTTGGTCAATATGGACGGTTACAGCCATTTGGAGGGTAAAACGTAAGGGGTAGGCAGTTCCACGCGGAGGGCTCCGGCAACGTCTTCCACTTTCTTGACGTGCCCGGAATTAAGGCGCCAGGTGAATTCCCCCTCTTCCTTTGGGGAAACGGGGATATACTGGCGGGAGGTCGCGGCGGCCACGTCTGCGGGCCGGGCGTACCAGACGCCTTCCGGCTCGGAGGACAGGCGGTCCAGCAGACGGTCCAGGTAGAGGGCCGCCAGCGTTCCGGCCACGGCTCCCCCGGCTGCCGCCAGGCTGAAGGCCTGGGCCTGGCGCAAGGGGATCTCTTCCGGGAAATCCCCGGACAGGACGTCCGCCAGTTCCGCGTCCGTGTAAGGGCGCGTGCCGTTCGGGTCCGTGTAGGCAAAGGTGGTATTGCCGTCGTTCCCGGTCTTGACGCGCACGGCGTCTTTCAGGATGCGGCGGATCTTGTTCCTGTTGGATTCCGTCACGCCTTTGGCGTTGCTTTCCAAGGTTGCGTTGAAGCTGGGGGGAGCGGGACGGACGCGCGACACGGCCAGCCCGGCCGCGCGGGCTTCTTCGGCGCCCACGGGGGCAATGTTCATGCCGGACAGGTAGTCAAAGGGCGGGTAAGGCGTGCCAAAGCGCGAAAGGCGGATCCAGATATCGGAGGCCGCCAGCGCATAGCCGACGATTTCCCCGCGGATGAAGCCGGATGATACCGCTTCCGTGGCTTCTTCTTCCAGCCCGGCCCGGGCACGGTTCCAGCGTTCGGCCCAATAGCGCGGGTCTTCCCGCCCCTGGGAGCGGTAAAATTTGAAGGCGGCCGTGTCTTCGTCCTGCATCCAGTTATACCAGTTCCGGTAGCCGTGAGCCATGGCCGCGTTAGTTTCCATGACGACCTGGATGCGGACCCATGAGGACAAATCCTGAATGCCTCCCTGCCCCGTCGCCGGGGGGCGGTAGCCCTGCTGGCGCAGGGCTTCGCGGATGGCCCGCTGCGCTTCCTCGTAGCTCAAGGCCCCCGAGGCGACCTGGGACGCCTTGTCCTCAAAATCGGACAGGATGACGCCGGGTTCCACCCCGGACACGAAGAAGGCGCGTTCGGCGTAGTCGTTGGCGATCATCTCCATTTGGGCGGCGGTCATCATCGGTAGGTGCTTCGCATGGGGTTGAACCAGGGGCGGCGCGTGTAGCGCGGCATCATGTAGGCGGGATCCGCGGGCGCGGAGCCGTCCACGCTTTCCGGCAGCATGTCCCCTTTGGCGTAGAGCGCCAGCATCGCGTCCGCCGATTCGGCGGCCTTCTGGCGCGTCTCGGTCAGGTTAAGCTGGTAGCGCAGGTAGAGCTGCCGGATGATCAGCGGCCATGCCAGGGACCGCATGCTTTGCGGAATGTCGTACATGCCGCTGTTCTGGAGCGATTGCCGCAGGGCGAGGTTGTTGGCCAGCGCCCCGCGGATGGTCATGCAGACATCGTTGACCGCCTCCATCATGACATCCCGGTAGTCCAGGCTGCGCTGTTCCCCGGCTGTTACCAGGGCATCGCGTTCGGCGGTGTTGAGACCGAGCAGCCGATCGGCTTCGTCGGTGGAAATCGTGGACCAGGCAGGAAAGGCGGACATGATGGAGGCGGGCGTTAGGGTTAATCGCCGGTGGCCGTCGCGTCGATGCGGACGATGGCGCTGGGGTTCGTCAACTTGGTCAGCGAGTAGACGCGGTTTGTGACGAGCGTCAAGGCCGGCGTCGGCTTGTATTCGGTAATGACTTCTCGGCGAAGCTTGCCGGAAAGACCGAAGGTCTTGACGGCGGAGGCGTCGAACTGCGTCGGGGAGTCTTCCTTGTACAGGACATAGACTTCGTTTTCCATGATGGTTTTCGCGTCGCCGGAAGCGTCGCGGTACGGCATGGAGGCGATGTAAATATCCCGGATGGGCCGGATCAGAGCCATGCGAAGAAGGTCTTCGTTGAACAGGCCGACGCTGTTGAAGGAAACCACCTGACGCGCGAGCGTGTTGGAGCGAAGCAGCTGCCATGCGTTGATGCCGAAGACAATCGTGTTCGGCATGTGTCCGGTTGCGGCGTTGATGGACAGGATCGCCTGGTCCAGATCCGCCAACGGGTTTTTCTGCTGGTTGGCCCAGTCACCCATCCCGGAAGCGGCCGGAAGCTGGCTCATCAGAAGCTTGGCGCGTTCGTATTCGTACGACGTCACAAACTGGGATTCGATGAGTTTGTATTCCGCCAGGGTGATGGCCTGCGCCTTTTCCCGGTTGACGCCCAGCAAGGCGTCAGGGATGGGCAGCGTCAAGCCGTAGCCCTGAAGGGTGTCGGTTTCGTTTCTTCCGCGCAGGACGGTCTGGCGGGGAGGTTCGCCCGGCCCCACCTGGATGGGCTGGACGGTGAAGGCCGATTCCGTGTCCCAGACCTTGTACTGGAAATTCAGGTCATAGACCGGGACGATCGGAGCGATGCGGCTGATGATGGAGTTCTCTTCGGTGTTCCCGGACCCCGCGGAATAGGAGGTCAGGACATCGGTGAACTGAACGGCGGAGCAAAATGGAGTAGCCCTTGTTCTTGGTCTTTCTGTTGGTTGGGGTTAATAGTTAGGCTGCGGCGACCTGGTAGGACGGAACGAAGCCGATTTCCACAAGGCCCTGTTCCCACTGGGCATGAATAACGCGGGCATAGACGGTGTCGCCGCTGGCGGCGGCCTTCCATGTCCCGTTGGCCGTGATGGTGACGGGCGTTCCGGCGTTGATGGTTCCGGGCGTGTCGGATAGAGCCGCCTTGATCAGGCCGGCATACATTCCGACGAGCGCGGCGACGCAGGTTCCCTTGTTGGGCTGTCCCTGCAGGACGACGCCGAGCAGCTGCGTCTGCGTGGGGATGGCGGACAACGGAGTTCCGACAAATTCGGGGATGTCAGGATTGGCGGTCAGCGCCACGACGGTTCCTTCCTGTCCGCACAGGTCAACGCCTTCAGGGGCGTTGAAATAGACGATGGCGCTTTTCTGGGTTACGTTGAGTGATGGCATTGGTTGATATGGGTTAAGTTATCGGTTGGCGGAGACGATGAAGCCTTCTTCGGTCGCTTTCTGGTAGGCGTCATAGCGCTTCATGCCGTCCTTGATCAGTTCGTTGACGCGGTTGTTGAATCCGTCAATGGATTCCTTCTTGCGGAATGGGTCAGGGGGATTCAGCGTCGCGCGGCGGTTCAGAGGCGTCCTTTTCGGCAGTTCCTTCTTTTCCTCCTGATCCGGTTTTTTGGGCGGAGTCTGGCGGTTGAGCGCACGGATAAAAGCGTTCAGCGCGGCGGGGCTTTCCCGGAGAGAGTTTTTCAGCTCTTCCCGGCGTTCTTCCGTGAATTCCTCGCGTTCTTCCTCGTCCAGCGCGTTTTCGTACGTGCTGACGGCGTCGTCCACTTCGGCGTTCACGTGGTCTTTCTCACGCTTTTCCAGCGAGAGCAGTTCATCAAGGCGTCCGAGGATCGCCCTGCTCATGTCGTCGGTGCCGTCAAATTCGACATCCAGCTTGTCAAGCAGGGAGTCGAACAGGGCCCGCTGGGCCTTGTCCATCTCCTTGGACGGATATTCTCTATCGTCGTTTTCCATATTGGTTTTCTGGGTTGTTTCCCCCTCTTCGGGGCTTTTGGGGTCGCCCCCGGCCTCGTCGGAGGCGGGGGAAGTCTGTCGGTTGACCAGAGGCCGCTTTCCCTTGATGCGCGGCCGGTTGGTCAGAGCGAAGCCGGTCAGACGCGACGGGCGGTAGACGCCGTCCGTCAAAGTCATGCCTTCGCCATATTCGGTGGATGATTGCGTGTATTCCTTGTCCTGCAGCATCTTCAGGCCGCGCGGCGTCCATTCGATGAACCCGTAGAGTTCCAGCGTGCCGGAAGGGTCGCGGTAGGTGTCCAGCCTCTTGAGCCATCCGAGGGCCCGAGTATCGCGGGAAAGGTCGTGGCTCAGGTGGTCGCCGTCGATGAGCATGCCCGGGCCGTCAAAGGTGCGGGCGTTGAAGTCGTCCACCATGTCCCGGATCGCCTGCTCGTCGATGCGCAACACGGCGGGACCCTCGCCGTAGTCAACGTCATGGTCTCCGCTTTTCTCAACGTGGAACCAGCCGTTGGCGGGTCGGGACAGGTCATTGATTTGTTTCGTGCTGATCATCGGTAAATCCTTTCATGAGTCCGGCGTAAATCATTTGCTGAAGCTGTTCATAAGCATCGGGCGGAATGAGTGCTTTTTCCGGTTCCCTGTTGGCCGCCGCCGTCACCGGAACGGGGTCCTGCGTGTCCTCGATCGACATGCCGATCTTTTCTTCAATCTCGGTCTTCTCGGGGCGGACGCCTCCGTCGGCAAGCGCGGCGATTTCCTCGGCTTTCTGCAGCGGGGTCTGGACGGTGTCAAAAGTGATGTGGAGGCGGGCCAGCGGTTCGCCGTCTCCCAGGACAAGCGGGCTGATGGCGGCGTTAAAAGCTTCGGCGACCTTGGAACAGACCGCGGAGACGACCGAATTCCAGCTATCCGTGTGCGCTCCCCCGGCCAGCGTGCCGGATCCTGATTCATTCAGGACGGTCAGAGTGCCGGCCATTACAAACCGCACCTGGTCCTTGTCGGACATGTTGATTCGGGATAGGAAATAGTTTTCGTTGATGTTGGAGGCTTTCAACGGTTCGGCGGTGCAGCCGGGAGGAAGCACAATGGAGGCTCCCGATTTGAGTTCCTCACAGGCCCGTTCCAGCGCGTCCATGACGGCGGCGCTCGCGTCCTTGGGCGCCGTGATGATGACCGGGGCGCTCCCGTAGCGGTCCATATGGTTGTCCCACGTAACTTTGGCGTGATTCCGCTCAAAAGAGGCGCGGGTTGCCGGAAAAAGAATGGGGTTCCGGTGCTCCATGACCACGAGCGTTTCTTCCTCTACGCTCTCGCCCGTGTCGACCCCGATGTAGCACTGGGGATTAAACTGCCATTCGTTCAGCTCTCCGGGCCGCACCCAGTATCGCTGCGGGATGAATTCAAAGCGGCGGCCCCAGGAATCTTCGATGTATTGGAGGTGGGCGTACCCGTAAAACATAGCGGAGGCCAACTGCCCAAAGGCCTGTTGAAGTCCGGTGACGGAGTGATAGAATTCTTCCAGCGCGTTCTGCTGACGCTGGGCTTCCGGGCTGTCGTCCGCGGCGTCAATCTTCCATCCCTGCATGGAGACGCTTTCAATGAGCCGGGAATAGAGCATGCCCATCAAGCCGTCCGAGTAGATGACCTCGTCCCAAATGAGCATTTGGCGGGCAAAGGCTCCACGCCGCGCTTCGTTCCGGGCGTCAATCAGGGTTTGCAGGTCGGCGCCCTGTAACGGGTCCCAATATTCGTACCATTGAGGCTGGTTAGGCTTCCGGCTCTGTTCCGTCAACGCTCGCCGGGCCAGGTCCGTTTCAAGCTCCTTGATTCTGGTCTCCTGTTGGGCTACCAGCTTCGGGGCGTTGAGGATATTTTTGACGGCGTTAAACCTGAGGCTAAAGAAAAGGTGGTTGCAGGGGAAGGAGTTGGACCTTCGATTCGGGGACAGGAACCCCGCGTGATACCGTTTCACCACCCTGCGATTGCTTACATATCGTCATATATTGATATCTTGATATGTTGTCAACCCTAATATCTCCCGTAAGCGCGTTTTGATGACACGGGACGGGCGTACCAGGCTCCCAGCGTCCGCGCCAGTCCGCTGTTCCGGCGCGCGTGCCAGGCCATCACAAGGGCGTCGGCCCGGTCTGGGGAACGAACGCCCCGCTTTGCCATATCTTCTTTGCTTTCAATGCGGACGCGGCCTATTGCGTCGGTTTGGAGTCGTGGAGCAACCAGCTGCTCAATCGTATCCTCGTCAATGTCGAGGATGAGTTCTTTTTCTTCGATGGCGCGGGCGAGAGCCCGCCATGCCTGGGCTCGCAGATTGACAAAGGCTTGTGTGTCATCCGCCGGAAACCCGCCGCGGTAGGAGTGCACCGGAAAGCCCTCGGCGCGGAAGTCATCAATGATGGGGAGCCCTAGGCCGTCGCCGTCGGCAAAGATGCGGTCGGCAGAGATGCCGAGTTCGGCGGCCTTCCGGCGGAAACGTCCGCGCGCTCCTACGGTGTCCGGGTCGGACCAGTGGTCGGCGATGAAAAAACGGTTGCCCTGCCCGGCCGCAAAGACGTTTTCATCGCCTCCCGCGGCAAAGTCGAAGCCGCCGCAGGTCTCTCCGGTGTCCAGGAAGGGAGGCGGGTTGTTGACCAGCTCCATGAGAGCGCGGCGGGAAATGACGGATTGTCCGTCAAGGTCGGTGAATTCACCAAGGATGGCCGAGCGGTAGAAGGAGGACTGCTCACCATATTCTTTTTTCAGGCGTTCGGCCTTGCCCGGGTCGTTGATTTCAATGTGCGGGCAATCCTCGTATTTGACGCGGATTTTGTAGTAGAGCGATGAATTTTTGTGAAAGCAGTCGTAGAAGGTGCCGGAATCGGCGCCCGGCGACGAGGTGATGAACGCGTGAAAGAGCGTGCAGCGGGAAACGGCGGTGAAGATGGAGTCCGGAATGGTTTTGGCCTCGTCCAGGACGTAAAAGACAGGATCCACGTCGGGCGAGATTTTTGGATGCCATCCTTCCGCACGTCCCGCGTTGTCGGTGGAGAAACCCACGGCAAAGCCTCCCTCCGGCGTGCGGATCTCCGTCTTGTTGAAGGTCCAGCCGGAAAAGAAAGGATTGTCCATGTAGCGGCGGAGCGCGGGAAAGAGCTGCTTTTCCACCTGCATCCACGATGAGGACGTAACGGGGACCTGTCCCCGCGGAAAACAGGTGAGAAAGTACAGGATGGCGGGAGCGATGCAGTTGCTTGTCTTGCCGGATCCGTTAGGAGCGACCAGAGCCACGCTTTTCCCTCCCAGGGTCAGCTTACCCAGGGACAACGCCTTGATGGACTCCACCTGCCATGGATAGGGGTCAAGGCGGAGGATATGGCGCAAGAAGAAGCTGACGGGGATTCGTGTCCTGACGGGTTAGGGATGGAGTTTGCCGGCGATGGTTTCCAGCGCGGTTTTCTCGTCTTCCTGCAGCTGGGCGAGCTGCTCAGGGTCCAGCGTGATTTTCCGTTCCAGCGGCGCGCCGGGAACGCCGGCGACATCCTGGCGGACCCGGTCTCCGAATTTCTCCGGCGCGAAGCGGGCGGCGACTTTCAGCCGGGTTTCAATGGCGAGCTTCTTCGCGGCGACGGAGGCGGAGCCGCATTCCGGGTCAAGGGCGACTTTCGCGGCTTCGTCGGCCAGCTCCTGACAGGCGTCAATCATAGCTTCCGACTGCGCTTCCCGCGCGCGTTGAATGAGTTTACAAAAATCTTCCCGCTCGTGTCTCCATCTCCAGACAGTTAAAACATCCGGCATGTGGTCATCGGAGCAGATGGATTTCATGGTTTCTCCGTTGGCAAGGCGGGAGGCTATTTCGGCGGCCAATTCTTCGGTGTAGAGGCTCGGCCGCCCCGGTTTTCTTTTGGTAATAGGTTTATTTTTCCTGCGGCTCTATTATAGGAGGCAACGGATATCCAATTCAAGCGCGTTGTTTGTTCTTGATTCGCAACGCTCATTTTTCAAACTGTGGGGCGTATGAAACGATGTCCTATCTGCGGCAAGGATGTTCCTCCCCGCGCGGGCAAGCGCGACAGCGTGTACTGTTCCCGGGCCTGCCTCCAGGCTCACTATGCGGAGGCCTGGGAAACGCTCACATGCCCTGTGTGCGGGAACGTATTCCGGGCCCAAAAACTGTGGCGCCGTCAATACTGCTCTGCGGAGTGCGCCAACCGCGCCCAGCGAGGGAGAAAAATCACGTCCGCAGCGTTTTTGGAGGCCTGCCGTCATCGTGGCGTTTGGGGACCTCGCAAGCATCCGAGGACCGGGAAATTTGAGACGAATTGCCACGCCAAAGTATGGCGCGTGGAGTCGCCGGAAGGAGAAGAGGTAACGGCGCGCAATCTCAAGCTGTACATGGTCACCCGTTTTGGCGAAACCGAAGGCAAAAAGATTTATAAACTCTTGACCTGCGCCGCCTCCCGTTTCCGCAAATCGGGAAGAGGCACGGGGGCCGGATGGCGGATCCTGGAGGCTCCATCCGTCCCGGAATAAAAAAGGGGCGGCTTCGAAAAAAACCGCCCCTTTTTAAGGGAAATGGGCGTTGCCGCCCGGATGATCTTGCGATCGTTTTAATCCACAGCCCCGAAGGGCTGAACGTTCAGAAAGAACGCCTCCTCCTATCATTTTTTGATGGAGGACGACAACGAAAAAAATCTTCTTTTTTCATTTTTTCTCTTGCTATACTAAACATTGTTTAGTATATTGACCTTGTTGACGGGAGGTAAGGGACCGAACGAAGACACAATCCAAAACCAAATCAGAAAGAACAAGACAATGAACGACAACAAAATCATCACCACGGAAGACGGCGAAGAAATCAATCTGAGCGCGCTTGAACGCGAATTCGGTAGCTATGATTTTGAAGGACACACCTACTATGCTGCTCGCCAAATGGAATTAACCAATCGTCTTTTTGCCGGATGCTACAACGACGCGGAAGACGGGGACGAATACACCGAGGAATACTCCGCGCCCGGATACGACGAAAACGGAAACCCCGTGGAAATCTTCATGACTTTCACGCAGGTGAAAGGTGAAGAGATAGACCCGGAAAACCTTAACTGGTTCCAGGACTCCGCCGCGTTGAAGCCCTCTAACCATGATTCCAGGGCGGTGCATGCCGCCCTGGCACAGCTATGACTATTCAAGAATTTGTTGATTGGGTGCAGTCCAGATACCATTTGCGATCCAAAACTTCTGCGGTCAAAAAGGCTGCGCAAATGTTGCGTGTGACGGAAATGGCGGTGTGGCAATGGTTGGGCGGGTCCAGAAAAACGAGTCCTTCCATGGAGCTGTTGATGGAGCTAATCACCCGTCACGGATTGCCGGACGAATAGACCTATACGAGATTCCAGGGTATACGAGATTCCAGGGCTATTCCCGGGGATGGTAGTTGATTTCGCGGTAGGATGTCCAATTGCAGGTAATGATGGTGCCGCAAAGGTGGATGCGGGAAACAATGGCCGGCCCGAGTCGATCTTCAAGGGCGGCGGGGCTGTAGTTGGCGATGATGATGGTCGGTTTGCCGTTCTGGTGCCGGTAGTCAATGAGCCGTTCCAGCGCAGCGCCTGCAAAGTCCGTGTCCTTGACCTCGTGATACTCGTCCAGCACCAGAAGATACGGCGCCTTGTATCGCTTCATGACATCGGATTCTAAGCCGTTGCCGTTAAACGTCTCTCTCAAGGCCATCGTGTAATCATAGGCCTTGGTATAGAGTACGCGCTTCTTTCGCCTGTACATGATGCGTCCAAGAAACGTGCTCAATACCGTTTTCCCGGTGCCGTATCGACCGTTCAGCACAATGATGCTCCCAGGGGTTAAAACGAGGCGGTAGGAGTCACGGAGGGCTTTCTTCCATGGATCCCCAGTTACTTCGTCGAGACAATCAATAGCGCGTCGGGGAAAGCCGCGATCAATCAGGCCCAGGCGTTCGTATGCCGCCCGGCGTTCTTCTTCCCGCTGCTTTTCAGCAGCCAGCGCTTCCGCTTCCAGCTCTTCAATGCTTCTTCCGTCGTCCTCGGCAAGCAGGGTGATGGATTCCAAGAGGCTTTCAAGATTAACTCCTTTCAGTCCTCCCTGGGGTTTAATGGGTTCGTCAATCTTTCCAGAGGTCATCTCTTCTTGATGGTTTAGTCGTTGATTTTGGCTTGGTTCCCACGGTATTGGCGGGTTTCAGACCGGGCGCGTCCGCATTGTTCCGGGCCCAGGTGGCAGCGTATTGGCGAGCCATGGGCCGCCAGTCCGCCAGGGGGACGCCGTGCCGGTTTCGCCATCCAACGGCGGACTGTTCGTTGAAAAACCGTTCCGCGCACCGGGTCAGCTCGTCTCCAAGCGGGTGCAGAACCTGGGCGTCCATAAAACGGTCAACCTCGGAAACGTCCTTCGGAAATTGGCAAACCTCGCGCCCGGTTGTAGTTGTAGTAGTAGTATTATCTTCTCTTCTCTTCTCTGGTAACGGTTTTTGTAACGGTTCGAGCGTTACATTTTCGTTACATGTTTTTGCAACTCGCTCATGATGAGCTTTTCTGCTATTCGCAACACGGCGGTTCGTATTGGCCCTATTCTTGGCGGATTGGCCGTTGTGGCGGTCAAAATTGGGGATTGAAAGGAGGCCCTCGCGTCCATTCAACCAGCCGACTTTGACAAGCCCAGCAGCAAAGCCGGGGCAGAATACGAGACGGTCGAGAAACGAATTTGTAACGGTAATGGCGTTACCAGAAACGGATTGTTGATCAGCCCAAATCCAGAGGCGAAGCAGCTTGCCGACAACGGCATCCTGATCAATTCCAAGGATGCCGGCCAGCTTCACCACTTCGGGTTTGTCCGGTGTCGTGTGTTCCACCTTGATCCAGTCTCCGGCCATATCAAAAAAGTGTCAGTTGGGGGTTGTAGATTTCATAAAGACCAGGAAGACGGTCTTCCCGCGGCGGTGTCCGAACAAAGGTTCATGGCTGGCCAG